GGCGGGAATTATTCTGCGTGACTGGGTGCCGTCGCTATCGAGGAATTGAGTGAAGGAGAGAGAAAGAGGAAAATGGATGCCAGGCGTGTCCGGCAACCCATCCGGGAAGTGTAAGGATGGAAGTGTGCCAGTGCATGAAAGTCCAGCAACAGAGGCGAAAGCAGTGGTGGCTATCGCCATGGAGGAGCAGCGAGCTGAGGTAGAGAGAATATACCTCGAGGCGGCCCCAGAGCTCATGAAGTTGGCGATTCAACGAGCGAAAAAGGACAATCGCATCCTGGCAATCTTGATTGAGAAACTTGTGCCAAGCATGAATAGCAGAGCACCGCAAGAACCCACGAATCGCACCAGAGCTCAACTTGAGTTTGAGTTCATGAGACTGGTAGAGGAAGCAAAAGGAGGAAACGGAGCAACACAAAACCCGTTATCCTCATTGTATGTGCCTGGTGAGAGGGCAGCTGAGGTGCAGGTAAATGACACAGAAACAACGAATTGAAACAGACCTGTGTCACAGAATTGGCACATCGAAAAAATGAGTTCAATAAAATCAAATAGATGTAAGCCGAAAAGCCGAATAGTATATTCGGCACACCATGATTTGTAACTGATTTGGGGCTGCCAGGAAGGGTTACTGAGACCCGGCGCCCCAAAATTTGTTGCGTTCACTACCATTTTATAAAACCGGTTGAGGATGCTTTGTGTGTGTCATTTGAAAAGGGTTACTGAGGAAAGGGTTACTTGACGATGCCGATTTTTGAGTACCAATGCCAGGTATGTAAAAAAATTTTCGAAGAATTTTTTCGCAGCCGGGATGAAATTTCACAAAAAAAATTGGAGTGCCCCCTTTGTACTTCTGCTTCTGTAAGGAGAGTATTTACAAAACCAAATAGCGTGAATTTATCCCCCTGGAAAAAGATGAAAGAACTCATGGTCAAGGATGCTCTGGGGGAGATTGAGTTGCAGGAAGGGGATTATCCTTATGATTACCAGCGGAATAAAGGGAGAATTTGATGGAAGGATATGTGCAAATCTGGCGGCAGATTTTCAAATCCGATGAATGGCATGAAAAACCATTTGACAAGGCCCGCGCCTGGGTTGATCTCATTCTTTTGGCTAATAGTCAAGATAAAGAAATACAATTCGATAGCGGTAAGCTTTTGATTAAAAGAGGTCAACATTTGACGTCTATTTATAAACTCAGAACGAGATGGGGATGGGATCATTACAAGACTAAAAAACAACTCGATATTTGGGAAAAAATTAAACGAATTTCCAACGAAAAATTAAACGAAATCTCTAGCGTTATAACGATAATAAATTATGATCTTTACAACAAAAGTTCAACGGATTTTAAACTAGATATTAAACGAAATGTCAACACAAACAATATTATATATAATAATATATATTCCGATGTACCATCGGAGGGCGATTTGAATAAAAGGGGGATGACGGATTGGCAAACTGATGTCTCGTGTGTGAACCGTCGATTGAGGGGAATCGATAAATTGGAGAAAGGAGATCCGAAGTTATGTGCGATGATGCTCAAACGGCATGGGTTTGTATTGACGGTGGCTAAAATCGAGCAGATTGCTGAGAACCAGCCGTCGTTTAAGGACGGGAAGGGGGCAAAAGCGTATTTGATTGCTTCGCTGAAAAAGACGAGTGTTGGTAATTCCCCCGGCGCGAAGAAGGGAGATTACGATAGCGGTTATACCTGTGATTACCGGAATTTTATTACCGATGAGATGAGCGGGAGAGAAAATTGAATGAGATGGAGAAGGCGATTATTGGCTGCCTGGCAGGGCATTATGAGGAGCAAAATATCAGGGTTGATGCCCTGGAGAGAGAGGATTTTCAAAGTGGTAAAGCAAAGATGATGTTCGATATTTTAAATGAGGTAGCCACTGTGAATGACGGCCAAATTGATTTGGTGTTGATCTCGCAGTGTTTGAATAATAAATTGGATCACCAGGCGAGGACCGGCGAGGTGGATGAATATGGGCTAAAGTTACTTGATTTTATTGAATGTACGGATTGCACACCGAGCGGGGCGAATTTCAAATTTTACGTTGAATCTTTGAAGGATGGGCGCAGGACGCGGGAGATGATTCGGGCGCTGGATGCGGCAAAGGCGGGATTAAACGGTAAAGGAAACGCAGCGGTTGTCAATCAATTGCATGACGATATTCAAAAGATTTACGCTGGGGCAAGTGATTATTCGCAGTATGATTTGGTGACAAAAGCGATAGAGGAATTGGAGGAGCGGCAAAAGCAGGGGATTGAAATACCGACCGGATTCAAGACTTTTGATTCTGTTTGGGGAGGGTTATTCAGGAAGGAGATGCATGTTATTGCGGGAGATAGTGGGCATTTTAAGACCACGCTGACGCTGAATTTGGTGCTGAAACCGCTGGAGCTCGGGAAAAAGGTGTTGTGGTTCGACGGGGAGATTGGCAAGGAGCGATTGATACGACATTTGGTGGCGATCAAGGCCAATATAGAAACATGGCGTATCCGCAAGGGAATTTTGAATGAGGAGCATTGGAAGAAGATCAGTAAAGCGACTGAAATTGTAAGCCAATTGCCTATAGTGGTTTATGATGACGTTACGGAAATTCCTGTGATGAGAGAAAAGATTTTGAGGCATGAGCCGGACGTGGTGGTGATCGATAATATTCAGAATATGGATTTTCCGAAAGGGGATTCTTTTTGGACGTTTCACATGGGGGTTGTTGGGATAAAGAGAATGGCTATGAGCTACGATGTGGCGTTGGTAGCTTTGAGCCAGGTAACGCGAACGCCATCGGAAATCCGCACATTAAAACCGCCGACGCTGGAAAATTTATTTGGCAGTCGCAGCATAAAGCAAAATGCGGATTGTGTGACAATGGTTTATTGGCCATGGAAGGATGCTCAGGCAAACGGCAGCAAAAAGAACGATACCGATGCGCATGAATATTTTATTTACCACATGAAGATGAGGGAGGAGGGATTGGCGCAAAAGAAGATGTATATCGATGCGGAGAGAGGGTTTGTGGCGGATAGCGCCGAAAAGCATGTTCAAGAGAATATGGCGTTTTAAGAAAGGGAGATAATAAAATGGTTAGAACGGCAAGATCATGGCAATTGAAGTGATAAAAAAAGAGATGCTGCAGTTGATGGAGGATTACCAGCGGCTTAAGGAGCGGGATCCCTGGCAGTTTTTCGATCCGCTGCCGAAGCAGGCGCAGTTTCAGTGGTATGTGGGGCAGCGATTTCAGGTGGTGTTTTTTGCCGGGGGAAACTGGACGGGCAAGACGATTACCGGGGCGAATACGGCGGTGCAGTTGGCGATGACGGGCTGCATTCAGACGTGGGATGTTAAGCCGATTTTGAATGTCGACGGGTCTTTTAGCAAGTGGGAGAGGAAACGAGGACCGCTGTTGCAGGTGTGTCCGGTGCCGAATATGGGGCGGATCGGCACGGAGAAGGAGCTGGTGGAGAAGGATGTTGTGAGGAATTTGAAGATGATGCTGCATTATGATTCCTTCAATACGGAAAAAAAGATGCGGCCATTCGAGAGCCAGTGGTATTTCCCCAACAGGTCGGAGTTTGATATCATGACTTACGACCAGGCGAAGAAGCAATGGGAAGGGGTGGAGCTGAACTGGGTGTGGCTGAACGAGCCGAGCACTGAGGATATTTTCACGGCATGTTTAGGGAGATTTAAAAAGGGCGGTGTGTTATTTTTAACTGCAACGACGCTTGGCTGTGGGTGGGTTGTAGATCTAATCCTAGATGCAAACAATCCGCGGTTCAAGGTGGTGGAGATGAATACGTACGATAATGCGCAGAGCAAGGGGGGCTTTTTACCTGACGATAAGATCGATGAGATGTTGGCGGCGCAGGACAGTGAATACCGGGAGGCGAGGAAGACGGGCAGGCCTTTGAGCTTGAGCGGGAGGGTGTTCAAGAATTATGATGAGGCTAAATTTTTTGTAGAGATGGCGAGCGATGCGCCAGACAACGCGATGGTGATGATGGCGACGGATCCTCATGACAAAATCCCGGCGTATAGCGCCTGGGGGTATATGGGCGAAGATGACCGATTGTATATTTACAGGGAACATCCCAGTGAAGATTTTTGGGAATATCATTCGAATCCATGGACCAATGAGGATGAATTGGCACTCCTATACAAGGAAATCGAGGATGTTGAACCGGCGCGGCGACTGTTGGATAAGAAATTTGGGCAGACGACGAAATTCGGCAACAAATTGACGGTGAAGGAGATGCTATACCAAGCCGGGTTGGTTTATGAGGATTGGGAT